CTTGGCTTGGGGTTTTTGATATATAGAACCCAAAAACTAGGACCATCGACCCGACCCAGGACGTCCATTCCACAAACGGAGTTAACAGCAGCACAAGCTGGCTTCAGGTGGTCGCCACACACCTCCCGTACGCTGGGATTAAGCTGTGAAGACTCCGCCATTGACTCAATGACGGACCTCCTTGACCTGTGGACCTGGGTCTACCCTTTTCTTCTGGCTGGAGCAGGGAACTCTCCATTGTTTCCTTCCCCTCCAAGGGGAGGGGGGAGCAAAACGAACTGGTGTTAATTAAGCACCAAGTGACACAATGTCCCATCCAAACTTTAAAGCCAATTTAAGACTACCCTCTAATCGAGAAGGCGACGAATGACATTTCACGGGGCTTCCAATGTGTTTCCATTACACTGGCTGCACTGGTTAATTGCGCTAGACTTACTCGGACGCAGCTACTACCGGCTCACGAAGCTCTAATCTGGAGCTCTGCACCGGCCAGGACCCGATATCGGACATCCTATTCGCGTATTGCCCTCCCTAGTGGGAACCCTGGTCTTGAAGCCTCCCATTAACTACCCGCTCGGCACACGGGCAAAGGGGTGATACTACACCCACTTCGGTGCTGCACGTGACGCAATGTATGTTGCTGCAACCAAACAGAAACACTTAGAGTCAGATGCCCGCATAGACAAAGTGCCCATCGATATCGGCCCCCCCCCCAAGGAGAATGGACGTACAACGGCACAGCCCTGTCGACGCACAAACAGAGCAAGAAAGAAACAAACAGACGAAGATGGCTCCACACGCAATGGAACCATCAAACCAGAGAGTCAAGATAACTCTCACCGAGACCGGGTGGACAGTCCTGCAGGTCCGAGAATTGGTTGACAACCAGAGGGTTGGACAAATCCAACCTAGCACCTGGTGACAACACAACCCTCTCCTCCCATGCGACCTGCTGCTCAGGGGTAAACCCGAAAGCAGCGCAGAAACTAGACCGTGTCTCGGGACAGATATCCCGACTCTCCTCTACCCCCGCCAACCAGGCTCCCTGGATAAAATACTCACGGTAAGGCCCAGACCTTACCTTTCCAGTGAAGCCCGTCAGCTTGAGGACGGATGAAGCCCATGCCTGAAGCATGGGGATGCCAAGCCCCAAAGAGAGCTCGCACATTGCCACTCCGGTCAGCCACTCCCTGGCATATTTGGGCTCACGAAGGTATC